GATTGTCTGCTCCGCGGTAGATTTCAATAGGTCTTTGATACACGACTTGAGTCCTTGTTGTTATTGTAGGATCATTGTCCAGAATTATAACCGTGAACTTATTTTTTAATAAATAACTTGTGATTATAGGCACTTTTGCTCGATCCTTTAAACTATTTATCGCGGAACACATGGAAGATAACATCAAGACTTTACTAGATCAATACCCGTTTATAAGTTATCTCACCTATGGCGGCAATGAATATATAGGGATTATACAAAACTCAGACGAATTGATAACAACCATCTACGATTTTGCTGTGCTTAAAACCATAGAACAGAAAAGTCGTTATTTAGATCTAGCTGATCAGTGGTGGTGGGAAAGTAATAGGCTTGTACCTATCAATGTGTTTTTAAAACAAGATTGGTTTGAATTTAGACCCTGTTTGAAAACATTCAACAGTAAAGACGTGTTAATACAGCACGGTCCTTACATTAGTCTTAAAGAGATAGCAAATAAAAGAAGTAAACGTAGAAGTATTACGTTGATTCGCAAAGTAGGTTAATTATCTCGTCTAGTTTGTCTAATTGTTGTTTCATAATAGTATTAGTGTAATAAGCCAAGTGTGTTCTATTGTGTTGAGCAATGTTACTTAGTTCAGACTGATGTTTGCTCCAATCTAACGCCGATAATTGATCAATTAACTCAATAATTGCTGTTATTCGTTGATCAAAATCAATAATATTATCATATTCTTCAGACCAAATATTTTCAAACGTTTTAAATCCCATTTGTTTTAATCTAGACAAATATCCTGGGCCGGCCACTAACACAAAAGGTATACCTGTGATAAAGGCCTTAATAGTCTTTTCTGTAAAATGAAATTCATTAACTAAATTTATGTTAGTTTCTACTACAAGATTGAAATACGATGAATTATAAATTTCTATTGGTATTGATCTTGATATAGTATACTCGGTGTTCTCTCCTATATTCTTATAAGAGTTATATCTATTAAAATTATAAGAGATATCTAAACTCTTAGAGTCACCTTTAATAGAGTTACCAGCATAGTTTATAATACAGCTATGATTTAATTGCGATAATCTATCAACTAATATCGTACGTTCATATTTAGTTACTCCAATCAATGAACAAAATAGATGTTGCCTATCGATATTAAATTGGTAAGTTTTGTCTACAAAATAATTTATAAATCCAGAAAATGAAATTTGAGTTATATAATCGTATAAAAACACATTCCATTGTACTAATATGTAGTCAATGTCTAGGTTGTAAAAATCTTGATCCCACCAGCCATTAGAAAAAATAATATATTTTTTAGTTTTATCTAGTTTTTTTAAGGCACTGATCATGTGTGCGCCTTCGGATAATATATCTACAAATATAATTTTTGATGGATCATTATTAATAGCATTAACACCGTTTGCCCATAGTCCGTAATAAGGGATTCCGTTAGAATCTAGTTCGAAATTATATTTGATTGCCTTGCGCTCATGAAAGTACTGATATTCTTTGTATACTTTTAAAGATTTTAGAATTTCTCCAATACTGGTATTTTCAGCATTGATTTTAAGCATGAGATTCTTGTAACAAGTTTAAATTTACAGCAACTAATTGAGCATAAGCCACAGCATGCGACTTCTTGAAGGCATATTCACCTTCAACTTTATCCCAAATACTAGCACTAACATCTTTCCAAGTGCGCCCTATTAGGTGTCGTTTAGCAGGACGAATGATAGCTAAGAACATTGCTAGTCTAGGAATAGTATCCACAGCTTCTGGCATCTTAATCAGTGTGTCGTAATGATTGTTGATGTGTATCAACTGCTCACATATTGTTCGATCATACAGTTTAGTCCAGTCCGGTTCACGCATTAACTCAACAAGATGTGTCTCATCACGCACCTGTTTATATAAGTTAACATTAAGAAAATCTAGTTTGATATAACCACGTTCTTCTGCGTCATTATAGTCTAAACTAGCATATCCAGTAAATGGATCCTGGGGGATTTCTGTAACATACAAGCCTGTGTTGTGTTTAGTTAAGTTTTCTTTGATAATGCTAGCAGGTGTTGCGTCAATTAAACTTAAGATCTGCTCACGATCAGCAAAGTCTATGTCAATATCACTTTTAAATTTCATAGTTTCTCCACACGCCAATTGCCAGAGTTAAGGTCTTCTGCCGGTGTTTCGTTAACTTTTTCTTTCATACGATCTAACTGCTCACGTATCTGTTCAACATCAAACCGCAACAACACCAAATCTGTTTGTACTGTGGTTAATTGTAGTTTGATTTCTTCTAGCGTAGATAAGATAATTGCATCCATTATAGATTAGCTTCCTTTAATATCAGTTTAACCCATTCAGTGTCTGCTACATAGTCTGTAAATTTACGTTGCCAATACTCGGGATCTATCCACGGCATTACCATACTAATTTGTTCTTCAGTAAGAGACTCAAGAAACCCGACCCCCGAAGCGCAATTAAACACAATCCAAGGACTGATCCTACCATTACTAATGTGATAGCAAATACGATTGCTACTACCATATCTAAAGTAATCACTAAACCCGTTTTTAAGTTCTGGATGTTCATCAGCATAATCCTGCATTTCTAATAAGGCTCGTTCTAATGCGTCTTGTACTGCTTCTTTTTTCATATAAGCATGTAGATATTCTAGATAAACTTTTTCATGAGTCCAATGGTCGAGTTTTTTATTTTCTTTAATCACATACTCTATAAACATACGTGGGTTAACAGCACGTATAGCAACCATGTGACGTCCAAACTTAACAAACGCACTATAATAAGGACTGTCAACAAAATCGCTATAACTTTTAAGTTTAGCTGATCCTTGCGTTAGCTCAAAGAATCGTAGATATGCTTGAAGTCCAAATTGAACTCCAATTTCTTTTTCCTGTTGCCAACGTCGTTTATTTTCGCAAAGATGCGCCGCAAGAGTTGATTCTTTACGGTATTCTTTATCGCAATAACGACACTTAAAGCTCGGCTTTGATACGTTTGTCATCCCAGCCGAGGTTTCGTGCCATGTCTGTAAGATCTCTTTTATCATTGATTTCTGCTAGTAGTTTAATTTCGTCGTCTTTGAGTTCTGGATGTAGTGCTGTTAAGAATTTGATTGCTTTGCTATTAGATTCTTTCTTTTTAGCCGCTTGCCAATAGTGATGTTGCTTGCCCATTCCAGGGCTTACAGAAGTACACAATAACCATTGTAGTTTAGGATGCTTGTTCAAGTCAAAGAAATACTTGTTTACATTTTCATTAGTAGCCAACAAATAATAGCTTTGTAAGTCTGCGTTACCTTGTACACTAGCACCATAGCGCAACATTAGATAGGTACTGAACTTTTTACGTTCTTCATCAGTGAACTTGTCATAGTAGCCACGATCTTTACGATCAAATGCTAACATTTCGTTGCCAATGTACAGTGGATCGTTGTTGGGAGCTGCCATTTAGGTACCTTTACGTATTAAATTAATAATCTGATTGATACTTTGCTGCATATTATTGTAGTTATTTTTTAAGCGAGTAATTTCTTCTTCTTGCCTACGTATCTTTGCGTGTAGATCTTCTACCACTGCTTGATTTTCTTTTAGTTTCTTTTCGTGACTGAATAGGTTAGGACGTGGAATGTCCGGATTCATTACACGCTTTTTCTTTTGTTTAAACTGTAGTGGGTTAAATGCCATCTTTATATTCCTTGCTTAACTTATATATCATTATAACATGATCTAATGCTTCTTGTAAAGTAGTATTGGTCTTGGCCGTATCGCGTATTTCTCTCCACAACAACTCTTCTTCCATGCCGCTATTTGCGTTATATGTGCGGCCAATTTCAAATCTATCAGTAGATCCCTCTTTACGAGCATATACTACGTTGTCAACTCGCTCGTATATGTAGATTGCGCCAGGTTCTAGTGTGCCCATTTTACCATATTTTCCCATAATCCACTACTTCGCTTTGGCGACTAATGTCTTTGACAAAATAAGCACACAGGGGTTTTTCTCCTTGCGTAATAGGTACTGCTAGCATTTGTCCTGGACGTAATTTAGGAAAGTACCATTTAACATCTTGGTAAATATCCACAATCTCAATTGGATGAAATTCTGGCTTAAAGCTACCCAATGGATTAAACGTATAGGCACTAAATCCACGATCATTGATACTAGTTAATGGTACTACTTCT